GCGGGCCATCTACCCGACTTCACTCAGCTGCCAGCCCCTGGGCTCTACGACCCCGTCCGAATATGACCGCGGCTGCTCTTGCTCGATCACCATCGAGTAGAGCGGCATGTACGCGACGACGAAGGCATCGTAGGCGTCGGGAGGCGCTTCGGCGCACTTGATCGTTGATAGCCAGAGCCCGCCCGTGCGATGCCCGGCGGCCTCGATCCAGACGGCGCCCGCTCCAGGCGTCCCGCTCATCTCGGCCGTTGTTTTCTGCACGACGGTCTTCACGGTTTCAGTTGAGTCGGGGTCGCCATATGGGCCGCTGTAGAAGATCGCCCGCGTCGGATAGCTGGGATACGCGGTGACGTAGAGATCCTCGGGAATCTGCCGGCGCTGGAGGTAGAACGTCTTCGTCGTCCCGTCGCCATCAAAGACGTCGTAGACGTGCTTCCAGACGGCGATGTCGAACGGTTGCCCGGTATTCGTCAGAATGTCGAGGTGCTGAAGCACCGAGGGCTCCTGCACTGTACGCCAGGGCATCGTCAGATCGTGGCGACTGCGGATGTTCGGAAGGCCGTCGCCGAGGTAGGGACGGTCCACCCGAAGCCCCAGGTTCGACGTGCGCGTCCTCGCCTCGAACCGCTTCGGAGCAATGCCCAGCGGAGACGCGCCGCGGTAAACGTGACGATTCCCGATCCAGAAGGATGTCCGTATCCCTGGTTCTTGTTCGTCGCTCATACCGTGCTTCCTGGCGACAACGCGCCGGAGAATTGCAGACGTTGAAGGGCATCCGCCAAGTCACGCGACATGCTGGCTCCAAGCGCCGTTGACCGTCGAATCTCCGTGACGTTCTGCTGCATTGGTCGGAGCAAGCCGTCCTCAATACGTCGATTCCAGGCGTGGATCGCGTTGAACTGATCGACCAGACGCCGGTTCGCCTCGACCTCGGCCGTGCGCGCCGCCTGGACTTCTCGCGTCTGAGCCGTCACTGCCGTGCTGATGCCGCGAACCGCCGTGGTCTGCTGCTCGACTGAGCGTGAGAGTGATGCGCCGAGTGCCGCGACGTCGGCGCGCGTGGCTAGCGCGATCCCGCCGCCGGGCGTTGCCCCGCCGCTAATCCCCGCAGTGGTCCCTCCAGACGGCACGTTGACGCCTGCATCCACCGCCTCACTCGGCGTCGGCCTCTCGATCGGCGGGGGCGGGCGCAATCTCGGAAGCGCGCCGCCGATAACCCCGCCGCCCGAAGCTGACACCTGTCCTGTCGTCAGGATAGTGATCGCCTCCTGTGTCAACGACCGAGCCGTCGCAGACATGTTCGGGTCGATCACCGCCTTCTGGAAGCCGGGCAGGAAGAAAGGCGCAAAGCTCTGGATGTAGAGCTTCGCCTGAGCGACCGAGCGAGCACCGATCCTTAGATACGGGATTTCCATCGCCAACACGACTGCGGTGAAATAGCTGTTGGGGAATCCCGCCTCGAAGCGTTTGACGGCACCCTCCAAGGCATCCGCGAAGGCATTCGCCTCCACGAGATTGGCCGGTCCCTGAATTCCGCGCCCGGCGAGCGTCTGCTCGGGCGTGAAGAGTTCGCCCCAAGCGATGCCGGGCCTTCCGCCCGCAATGCTGACTCCCCCGGCGGTTCTCCATTCTCCGGGCTGCAGGTTTGCCGAGACCGGCCCCTCTTCTTCGCGCAATCGCCGCATCTGTTCCTGCGGCGTCTGGCTCGCGAACCACTCTTTCGTCTGCAGGTTGGGCCCGAAGTCCGACTCCTGGAACTTCTTAATTGCGTCGAGCGTTTCCTTAGGATTCATGCCGGGCTCAAACAGCGCGTCAATGTCGAGCGGGAACATCTCACGCAGTTCGTCGGCCTTTTTGGCAGCCTTGGCAATCGCCTCCTCCGTCGTAAGCGCACCTGCCCGGAGGGCGTCCATTTTGCGACCGATCGCATCTAGCGACTCAATCAGCTTCCCTGGATTTCTTTTGCCCATGAGGCTTATTCCGGCGGCGGGGGAGTGTAGGTGCGTCCCGGCGTAAATGTCTCGTCGTCGCCCGAATAGAGTGCGTCTATCGCCGCGTTGGCAAACCCCGCCTTCGTCGTAAAGGCGTCAACCGACCCGCCCATAGCATCGAGCGTCGCTTTGAACGTCGTCTCAAGACTCGGCAACACAGTCTCGATTTTCTCTAGCGTCTTGATGAAGTTCTCGAGATTGATTGTGGGCGCGAGAAAGAAGGCTGCGCCACTCTTAATATCAAAAGCGAGCATCTTCTCGCTGACTTCCACTAGGGCCCTCGCCTTCGGCGTAAGAGACTCCCAGGCTTCGAGCTGAGCCTTGGCCGTTTCAACCGACTCCTTCTGCTTCGCAGTAACGATGTCGTACTTATCAGCTATGGCCTGCAAAGCTTTCGGGATAGCCTTGCCCTCATCCTCATACGCCTCCATCCGAGATTGAATGAATTCTTTGTTCGTATCGGTAAAACGTCGCGCCGAGTTCTCCCCCTTTTTCAACTCCCTGTCGAACTGAGCTACGAAATTCGTAACGCTCAGTTCTGCGTCCTCGAACTTCAGGCTCTCGGTCATCTTGAAACCGAGTTCCTTGTAGGCGAACGCCAGCTTGTCCGCGCTTTGCGACCCCTTGTTCATGGCCTCTGCATGCAGAATCCATTCAGCGCGAAGTTTCGCTGAATCGCCCGTCACACCGATGATGCCTTTACGAGACGCGGCCACCGCACGATCTAAATCTTCGTTGGCGTCGGCCGCCTCATTGACGCGCTTCTGATAATCATGTGTGCTCTCCCCAGCCTTCCGGGCTACCCCGGCCTGCTCATTGAGCCCCACGATATTTTCGCCGATCTTCGTAGACCACTCGGAAACCTTCTCAACGACTAACTTGATGACCTGCGGAAGGAGCGCGACGACGGTAACGACGCCGAGGACAGGAGCTGCCAGTTTTATTAGGCCGGTGGCAAGCCTTGCGACGGAGAGTTCTTTGCCCGCAATCGCGGCACCCGCCGCACGGGCCGACATGCCCATAAGCCCCGCGCTTGCGGTATAGCCAGTATTCGCCGCAGTCGCGCCCCGAGTTGATGTAGCCTCTCCAGTCTGTGCAAGAGCCTTGGCCATAGCAGCCGAGGTTGAGAATCGTGTGGCGCCGGTTTGTTGGATTTCGGCAACCGTGTCGGCTTGAGTTGCTGTTGCCGAGCCTCTCGTCGCGGTTGCTTTGCCCGTCTCAGCGAGGGTGTCGGCTTGCGTGGCAGCAGTAGACGTTCTCGTGGCCGTCACCTGAGCAACGGTTGCCGAAGTAGATCCTTGAATTGACTTCGCGAGCGTCTGTTGCGCGACTCCCGCAACCGTCGCGGTTGAGCCGAGATCGCCTAAGACGTCGCTGCTCTCGCCTACCTGGCCAGCCGACTCCTCAGCGGCCTCGCCCTGAGCGCGCATGGCGCTCGTCGATCCAGTCGTAGCGACTGTCGCCGCCTCGGTTGAGGTGACAATGCCCTGCTCTGCTTTTTGGAGTGACTCTAGTTCGGCTTTGGCTTGGGTCGCGTCAGCCGTTACGCGAAGTGTGAGATCTCTTTCGGCCACGAGACAGCCTGCATACGAGCGCGGGGCGGTCGGCTATTCCGCCCCTACTCCTGTTGTTAATTCAGCCCGGAAGGATCGATTTTGGTTATGACGTTCACCTGGATCGCATACATCGTCACGGACTCGAAGTCCGCGTGCGGCGCCGTCACGGTGTCCGACGGATCCGGCTGTTCGGCCTCTAAAGTCACGGTTTCCTCGAGGCTGTTCTTGCTACTCACGTCGCCGCCCTTGAGCGTCTGCACCCTGCACACCGGCTGGAAGATTTCTACCGTCTCGTGCTCGGTGGCCGTCGCGGAAATCGCCGAGTTAATCGCCCACTTGTCATGCACCGAGAACCGCGCGGACGCATCGTTGATCTCGCGGAAGAACCGCGTCGCGAGGCGTTGCGTAAACTGCGTCGTGCAGCCGAGCGAGTCCGTCGGATCGACGAAGAACGGTAGCCGCTGACCGTTGGCAAGGTACGGCTTGTACGGCCGCATGAACTTGACCGAGCCCTTATCGAAGTGGACCGCGACAAGATCATCGTCCAGCAACCGAACGTTGTGAAACGTGGACATCCGCGTCCCTGAGCCGCCGGTCGGCGTCAGCGCCGAGCATGCCTTCGGGAACTCCCACTCGTCCCCGACGAGACGGCCGGTCATATTGTTTCCGAAGGTCACCTGAAACGGCTCGTTGTTCGCACCGAAGAGACCGAGCGGCCCGGCGTCGAGCATCACGGTCGTCCACCCGTCGTGGCCGGTCGCATCGTCGGGAGCCTTCACGTCGAACGTCGCTGCGTTGTAGCCAACCGGGAAGCCGCCGCCAAGGCCGTCGCCCGCCGTGGCGATGGCCGCCACGCAGGTCGCAACTCCGGCCGCAATCGCGTTGATCTTCACGAAAACCGATTTGTTCGCCGTGTAGTCGGCATCGTAGGGACGCCGCCCGCGGCTCGAGGTCTTCTGAGTTTCCGTCCCGGCATTGTCGCTTTTCTCGACCGCATAGCCGGAGATGGAGTCGCCCGTCGGGTCCGCGTAGTTCGCTGCCACCCCGACGCGCTTGTTCGCGGCATCCGTCAGAGTCAGCGTGTGGCAGCGTCGTCCGTATTGCAGGCTCGCCCCGTAGCTGCCGCCCTCGTAGAAGTGAAACGACGCGGCACGGAGCTCTTCCGCACCAGTCGGGCGGAACTTGACGAGCCATGCTTCGGCAGCTGTCAGCACGGTAACGCTCAGCGGCTTCCCGTACATGGCGACCAAGTCGAACAGCACCCGATCCGCCGTCATGTCGTACTTGATGTTGTCGGCGTAGGTAATCATCCCGGGGGTGCCGCGATCCTCTCCGGCTGACCCGGTGATCGCCTCTGAGGGGTTCTCGGCACTCGTCCGCGAGAGTTCAGCCGCATCGAACCGCAGAAAGTCGTACACCGCTCCCTGCGGGATACCGAGCCCCACTTTCTCAATCGAGCGCGCTAAAAGTGCTCGGCTGCCTACGGCCGCGTCAACCATTTCTCATCCCCTCAGATAAAGGCGCCGGTCTCGGGCGCGATGTCCGTTTGGAACGTGATCTGAAAACTCAAGATGCGGATTCCCGTGTCCCTGGGCTCGAGTGAGACGAGGTACGCGAAGTCGATCACCGCGAACGTGATGACGCGATCCGGATCGGCGATCGTGTCGACGAGCCCCATGTTGGAGTAAGCGAGCTTGCGGACGTGGCTGCCCAGATCCAGGCCGCGTAGCCGCGAGTCCTGCTCGGTGCCTTCTTTGGGCAGATAGCCGGAAACGATCAAGTCCAGAAACGATGTCTGCCGGCCGCCCGGGTGGTCTGTGAGCCGCACACGCCACGGGACGACGGCCATCGTGTAGATCGTGAGTTCGTCGAACGCCTCGCGCGTAGGGCTCTCGATGAGCAGAATCGGCTTGAACACGGAAACGAGCAGCGAGTCGGCCTTCAGGATGCCGAAGAAGGTCTTCGCGATCAGCGCCTCGGGGGACTGCGAGAGTCCGTCGAGCGGCTCGGGCATCAGGCATTCCCTTCACCTTCGCCCATCAGGTGATCCAGAAAGATCCCGTCGTACTCCGGGAGTTTCTCCTCACGCCAGAAGAGAAAGCGGCTCGGCGGGATACCAAACCCGCCCGATTCGCGTCTCGTGCCGCGGCTACGGGCAAACTGAAGCAAAAAGAACGTCTGACTCGTTCCCTCCTGCTGATACCGCGCGTGCGGCACATCGGTGCCGGCCTCGCCTTCGGTCGGCGCGACCGAAAAGACACGGAGCGAATTGAGCAGCTCCCCGGTCTCCTGGAGACGGCTCGTGCGAGTGCGTCCGAGCACTTCGTCTACCTTGAGCGTCCACGGCGACGTCGGCGCCCAATTGACTCCGCCGCTGCCAGAGATGGCGGAGCGCGCTTCTTCGAGTTCGGATTCGAGTCCTCTCTCGATCGGTGATGCCCAATCAGAGGCGCGTTCCGCCATCAGCTGAAGCGCCGGCCCGATCTCGTCCCTCTCGACGGTGATGGAGAGCATCAGTGGACGTAGTCCCACGCGGCGCCGATAAGAAGGTCAAGAGAATTCTCCCGATCGGGGACACCGTCGACGAACGATTTCCCGCTGCGATCGCGCGCCATCAGGATCTCCGGCCGACCGGGGTCTGACAATTCCCCGAGATCCAGCACGACCGTCCCCGTGCTGATGCTCGTCAAGAATTTCGCCGCGGCGCCTCCTAGATCCCGAATGATCCCGGGGACATCGTTGTAGCCGTCCCAGGTGCGAAAGTTGAACAGATTTAGCGCAACCTCTTGGAGCGCGAACGGCCAGACTTCGCGATAGCCCAGGCCCGAGATGTCGTTGCCTTCGGCATTTGTCGAGCCGGCGGGCCAGGTGCCGGGCAGTGGCCAACCGACAGTTGACGCCGCGAGTCCCGCCGCAATCGTCGAGATGACCGAAAGCGCGATTTTCATCAGTTCAATATCGGCATCCGCGGCAATCCCCAAGGCACCGCGAATGCGGTTGTGAAGAACCGTCTCGCCGAATCGAGCCTTCGCGTTCTCTACTAAAGTCTCGGCGGAGAAGTCCAATGGCTCACCGCCTCGATTACGTCAGGGTGTCGGTGATCTTGTAGATCGCCTCGTTCGCGACGGTGATCTCTTCCTGCGAGACCTCGGTCGAGAACCAGTCCTTCTTCGAGGACTTGTCCGGGTCTCTCCAGGTCTCTACTGCGAAGGGCTCTCCCTCTTCCGTGTTGCGGAAGGCGAGGATCGCGGTCAGAGTGTCGCTTGTGGCGTTGGGATCGACGTAGACGAGGTAGACGGTTTCGTCGTCCCACAGCGGGGCGATGTCTGCGGCGGCGCCCGGATTGGCCTTGTCGACGAGCAGCCCGGGCGAGAGCGGGATCATCCCGAAGAGCGTTGGCGGCAGGGTGTACCGCGCGAGCAGATCGTTGGGGTTGTATTTGACGAGCTCCCGGATGCGGTTGTTCCCCAGCACCGCCTCGGCGACCGTCTGGCCGAGGATGATGTAGTTGGGGTTAACGCCGCGCTTATCGCGCATCGTCTTTTTGCCCAAGTTGACATCGGTCTCGATCGTGGTATTCGTCGCCACGTCCCACTTCGCGGCCGCAGCGTTGGTCTGTGTGGCCGCGTTGAGCAACTCCTTGAGGTGGCGCTCGATCCCAATCCGCACCTTGCGGACGAGCGACTGGATCTGCTTGGCCTTGAAAATCTCCGGGTCGGTCGCGTCGCTCAGGATCTCGTCCGGGATGTCGATCTTCAGACCCTGCGGTCGCGTGCTTCCGGCCACATAGTCGCGACCGATTTTCGTTGCCTCGTTCGCGCCGTGGCCGATCGCCCGCTCGGTGCGGTCGATTTCCCTCAGCTGATCCGTGCGCCACTTCGCGTACTTGAACTGCGACTTTCTCACCCGGACGACGGGCACGATCCTGTCATTGAGAAAGCCCTCGTCGGCGGCGACCGCATCGACCGCGACGCCAGTCAACTCCGGAAGCGCGATCGCGGTTGCTGGATTGTCCATTGCCTGCTCCTGCTCCCTTTCTGTGCTGCCCGGTTAGATCGCGAGCTTGACCGAGACGAGCTCATTCGCCGCGCTGGTCTTCGACCTGGAAGTTCCGACGAGAGACGCACCAGCGCCTTGGGTCGAGGAGACCTTTCCCGCCGCAGTGTTGTAGACGGGCACACCGGCGGCGACGGTGGCGTCCGCGCAAACGATCGGCAGGACACCCGTCTCGAAGATGCTCGCCATCTGGGTATCGGCCCATGTGTCGTCGCCGGTCACGCCGAAGGGTTTATCGGCGAGCGCGCCGACCTGTTTGACCGTGAATCCTTCGTCGTCCGTCACCAGGTCCAGCGTCACAAGTAGGTTCGCGCCGAGAGCACCCTTTGCCTTGCGCGGGGACACGATTGCGTAGATGGTGTTTCGTTCCAGCCTCTTGGTCGTCGCCATCGCCTAAGCCCCTTTCAGTCGCTCGTTGCCGCTTCAGCCGCTCTTGCGCGAGTTGCTGCGTGCGATCGTTTCGTATGCCTGGGTGTAACTGACCTTGCGCCCGGCCCGCTCTTCCGCGGCCATATGGGCCAGCACCCGGTCGTGGAGCTCGCTCTGGGCGAACTTGCGCCCGCCGTGCGCGGCGAAGTTGTACCGCTCGACGTTGGGCGGGAGCTCTCCGTCGCTGGCCGCGCGGTCGTCGCCGATCGCGGTCTCGGTCAGCTCTGCCTGGGTGAGCTTCCTCGGCAGGCCGCGGAGCAAGGCTTTGACGGCCTCGTACTCGCTGACCTCGGTCGTGGTCCCGTCGGCACCCGCGATCTTCACGGACTTCGACTCGCCCGCAGCGTCTCGCATCGCGAGGCTCAAAAGCGTCGAGCGAAGATTGCCGGACTTGAGGTCTTTCAGGGGGACGACTTCGATGGCTTCCTTTTCGAGGAAGCGGTCGACGTCCTTTTCGGCGAATGCGGCCAGACGGGCGCGGTCGGCCTCACGCGCGGCGGTGAGGGCCTTGTTTTCGTCTTCCAGCTTTTTCGCCGCGGCGGCGGTTGCCTCGTCCATCGCGTTCTCCTTCTGCTGTTCCGTATCGGATTCCACTGATTTGAGATTCGCACGGGGGTCAAGTTGATAGTTTTCGGCGTCAGCGGGGGGGGCTGCGACAGCCTTTCGGGCGGCCTTCCGAATGGCCGGGGCCACGTCCGCGCCGTAGGTGCTCATCGCTTCGAGCAGATCCGCCCGCGATACGAGGCCGTCGACCAACCCGGCGTCGATCGCCTCCTGCCCGATGAAGGCCCGCCCGTCCGCCATGTCCGACAGAACCTTTTCCGGGGTCACACCGCGGTTGGCCGCGATGTCGTTGACGAAAATGGAGTAGATGTAATCCACCTCGTCCTGAATTTCGCCGCGATCCTCTTTCGAGAGAGGCTGGTGCGGGCTCCCGAGACCCTTGTATTTCCCGGCGGTGATTTCGCTGTACTTCAGGCCTGCTTCCTTGTCAGCTGCTGAGCGGTCCACGTGGGTCGCGATCACGCCGATCGAGCCGACCTGGGTCGTTTCCGAGGAGAGGTAGACGCTCTGCGCGGCGCTTCCGATCCAGTACGCGGCGGAGGCCATCGTGTCCTCGGCGAGCGCGACGACGGGCTTTACGGCGCGGGCTTCCGCGACGAGACGCGCGAATTCCTGGGTGCCGTCCACTTCGCCGCCGGGCGAGTCAATCACGAGCAGGATGGACTTCACGTCGTCGTCTTCCAGCGCGGCACGGAAATCGCGGGCCATGAGCTGCGTCGAGGTGCCGCCGCTGATTTCCGAGAACATGTTCATCCGCTTGGAGAGCACGCCCTCGATGAGCAGCACCGCGACGCCGCCCTCCTCGACCCGGTAGGGCTTCGGCCGGTTGTCGAGCGGCTTCCCGATGCGCTTCTCGATCGCGGCAAGGTCGATGGGTCGTCCGGCGACGTGCGCGGAGTAGATCTCGCAGATTTCCAGCAGGATCTCGGGCTGAATGGCCCACGGGCGATTCAGGAGGCCGAGGACGCCGCCGCCGGGCGAGGTGAACCGCTCCACGAATCCGGGGAGTTTCACGCGGTCGGCTATCC